CTTATAAAATGATATTTTTAGAGCATAATAAAGCTGTCATATTAGCGAAAATATTGTTCAAGATGTCAGCTGGCAATATATCAAAGACCCTATTCATTATCGGGCTTATTGTTTTGTTCTTTCATGGCATGATACCAGGCGGATTTCTTTCTGAAAGACAAGAAATAACATTGTTATCATATTTGGCTTCTTTGGGGGTTTTTGCATTCATACGGCTTGTTTATGAATCCGATGCAGATTTTAAGTATTGGGAAAAAAGAACTAAAAAATATGACGCTATAATTAAAGAAATAAGGGAGTTATCAGATAATGACGAAACATCGGATTAATGCCAGGACAGACGATAATCAAAACGATATAATTTCAGAGCTTCGCAAGATACCGGGCGTATCTGTAGAGCCTGGACACGATGATATCCTTGTTGGGTATAATGGGCGGACATACTGGATTGAGATAAAAGACCCGGCCAAAGTATTAAACAAAAACGGCACAATGCACCCGTCCAAGTTCAAAAAAAGCCAAATTAAACTCCTTGAAACATGGAAAGGTCATTATGACATAGCCTGGACATTGTGGGATGTCTTGAATATTATAGGGATATCAGTTAAGAATAAAAATAGGTTGTGCGGCCATTGCTGGCTAAAATCAGAAAACAACGACCCGAGATGCAAATGCCAAAAAGAGTAATCAGAGTTTGTTGTGGTAAAATACATGAAACGCCGGTTTGTCCGGATGGTCTTGTTATGTGCCAATTATGCTTCGAAAGAGTAAAAAGGGATAAATTGCACGCTGAAAACGGAGTTGTTTTTAATATATGTAAAAAATGCGAAAAAATGGATAAATTAGCGAATGAATAAATATATTGAGCTCCTTGCCAGGCTATCTCCGTCATCTGTTGATACCACAGCTGACGTCATTCAAAAAACAGATAAATTCAATCAAAAAAACACCGTTCTGGCCGCATTGCATGGTCAAGACGAGCATTATTCTGAAATGATTATTTCGCTTGGAATGTTATGTAAGCTTCGCAAAGAAACAAAAACAAAAATAATCGGGGACATTGTCGAACAATACTTTAATCACGTTGAACAGATTAAGAAAATATACAAGCCGCGAAAACAAATAAAGACGTCAGAGATTTACATAATGGCCGAGTATGCTGTTGATTGGGTGGCAAATCAGAGATGGAATATACCGGCCAAAAACATGGCCGAAGAGCTGACATTTAGGTTTAAGAAGACAATAAGTACCAGTACATTCAAAGCGAAATATGAATATCATTTATCGTTTATGATATCCAGGTTGGCTCAAAAAATAGACAACATCTGCGATAAGGCTTATAAAAAGATAGGTTGAAAACTTGCAAATATTTTTTTTAAGTGTTATTTTCGCATCATGGTCACGTCACGGCCAAGACATGAGTTTCCATTGTTAGTTTTACTCAAGGTTGTAAGAGGCGAGCTTTTTCCCACGATTGCTCGCCTTTTTTTATCATGAAAAAAGAACGATGCAGATGGTATGACACAGCCAGATGGAAAAGGGCAAAAAATAGGCAGATAGCAAAAGAGCCTCGGTGCCGAATGTGCCTGGCCGCCAATAAGCAAACGCCGGCGGACACTGTCGACCATATAATTCCTCATTGTGGTGATTATGCTTTGTTTTGGGATTCAGGCAATTATCAATCTTTATGCAAAAAATGTCATGATACGAAAACTTATTATGAAACAGTGAGAACAAGAAAACTCCCTCCCTGGCTTGAGCCAAAATCAAAAGACATTATTTTGTTATTTGGGCCACCGGCCAGCGGAAAGACTACCTGGGCATTCAAACAGAAAGAATCAACGGTCGTTGACCTTGATGTCATAAAAGAAAAAATTAGCAATCAAAACCCTTATGAAATGGACGACAGGTTCATGAGTATGTGCTTCGCAATAAGGAACAAAATGATTGCAGACACTCGCGGAAAGATGATAGTTATCGCGACACTATCAAACACCAAACACAGAAAGTCATGGGTCGGCCAGTTAAAGGCAAAACCCTATCTAATGTCGACACCGATGCACGTTTGCATGGAGCGGATAGATAACGATGAAAGGCGAACGGATAAAGAAAAGCACAAAGCACTTGTCCGAGCCTGGTTTAAAGAATACATTCCAACAGGAAACGAGAGATTTATTTTATGAGTGATAGTATAATTGTCGCATTGATAGCATCGGCTCCCGGTGTTGTTGCTTTGCTTATTGCATGGATTAAAGAACGCAAAAAGACTCAAATAACATCAAACACCAATCAGCTCAATTTATTGCTTGAAAACATGCAAGAAGAACGGAAGCTGATTGCCATTGAGCGTCAAGGATTAAAAAAAGATATTCAACGATTGTATCGCGAGAAGCGTCACCAATATGAAAAGCTGGAGGCTTTAAAGACTGGATTGTTGACGATGCCTTTGTTCGCCGCAAATGCACCGGTCGCGACATGGGTTAAAGATGCGTCCGGTAGGCGCATGAACCACAATAAGGAATTTGAAAATATGTCCGGTATGCCGTTGCTTAAATATGCGACTCATACTGACGAGGAAATGCTTTCCGAGGCTTTGTGTGTCGACAAGATGCCTGAGCCTGATGCCAGCAAATTAAAAAAAAAATTAAACGTATATCACGACAATGGAGCCGAACAGATAACAGAGTTATGCTCTATGGTGAGACGGTTGTGTGCATCGAGCCAATGCTTGACGTAAGACAGCCGGATGATATATTTTATATCATGTCTGTTAAATGGCCGGGCAAAGTAAATGGACAGATTCTTGGAACTCAGGGCATGGCTATAAGATTATGTCAGGTTGCTGAGGCATATAAAAAAGCAGGCATAACTATTCCATCCTCGGTTTAATATGACATTGTTTTGTTTTATAATAGTTGTCCGCTAACAACGAGGAAACAAAATGAGTGATATTCAAATAAGAAGTCAAACCGTTTATGATGGGTTCTTTATCCAGCATGGGTTCATTGACGACTGGATGTTCATTGGCAAGGTTCAAGACAGTAAAGTTAAAGTCAAAAAAGATTTACCAAACCACAAAAGGGTTCATGTTTTAAAGATAACCAAGAAAGGTTCTGGCTGGCCTGGAGATGTTAAAGCCTGGTTGTATGATTACAACAAAGGGAATGTCAAGGGCAAGGCTCCGAAAAAGGTCGTTGATGCCATTGTTAAACATTTAAACAATCAGCCATTAAGCAGTGAAAAAGGTTTCAGTAATACTTTTGATGCGAGTGTCGGGGTATGAATAACATGGATGGAATAAAGCTGTTTGCTTATATTGCTTGCCTTGTTGTGAGTAGTTATGGACTGTCATCGCTGTTGCTGTTTGCTGTTAGGGATTGGAAGCATACACTGGCCAACAAGGGGAAATGACATGGGAGCATTGACGGATATTATTAAGATGCGATTGTCATTAACCAAATCAGCTATCAGTTATCTTGAAGCATACGAGGACAATGACGGGGATAATAAAGAACGGTTAAAAGAGATAATCAATTTGTTTGGCACATTGCCTGACGACTTGCGGCAGATGGCCGAGCTCATTGAAGCTGTTGTGCCAATAGGTAAAGGCAAAACAGAAGCGGACAAACTAAGGGAACAGATATGTCAGTTACAAGAGCAGATGATTGCTTGCAAGGACGTTGTGGCTCTTATTGTTGAGCGTCTTGGACAGGTTGGTATTGTTGACAACAAAATGGTTGAAAACATTTAAGCCGGTAGACTTTAAAGGATAAACTTTTCCTCTCCGGGGTATGGCATGGCACCATTAAACGAGATAGCATTGGTGCCGGATAAGACCATGCCCTTTTTAATTCTGGTTTGATACTATACATAGGCAAGCAAACGACAAGCCTTGACATTGCGTCAAATGTTTTGGGGTTGGTTTAGCCCTTGAGTAGTGGCTGACATAGGCCGGGGGAGTGTTGAAAGTGGCTGGAACGGCTCCCGACTAACGTGCGGCCCAGACTCATTATCTTTTTCACAGAATTTTACAAAATCAGCGAAAGCGCCTATCATATAGGTCTATAAATATGGTTCAGGGTGCATTTTGGGCAATAAATCACAGCCAAACAATATCAGGTCGCTAAAAGGCGACCACAATAAGGACAGATATGCTCCTGATGGAGTTAATGCGAAATTGCTTGAAGAAGTTCCGGCACCACCGGAGTGGCTCGTTGAGTTGGACAATTTGCGCGATGAGAAATATTCGTCTGTCGATGCCTTTAATAAAAAGGCGTCCTGGCTTGTTGCTCATAAACTTATAACCGATGGCGATATTGACATGCTTGCCATGTTATCCGCGCTGGAAGTTGCCATGATTTTAAAGTGGCTTGATGGCCGGGAGCCGTCAATGTCGCAATATACCCAATACAAGGCGTTCGCGAGCGAGTTTGGCTTGACAACAATTAGCCGCGAAAGAATACGAGGTGCCGATGCCGGAGGAGCCAAAAATAGGTTCAAAGGCCGTAAAAGAAAATAAATGGATTACGTTCGCCGGGCTATTCGATACGCAAAAGAAGCTCAAAACAGCAAAAAGCACGGAAAATGGTCGCGCCTGGCATGTAAAAGATTTCTCGATGATTTAAAAAGGCGCAAGGACGACGATTGCCCTTTTACGTTTTCAATTTGGCACGCGGAAGACCCTTGTTGGTTTGTTGAGCAGTTGCCTCACGTTGAGGGCGTTTGGGATGACCCTTTAATAAAACTCCATGATTCATGGGTTTTTTTCATCGTCAATGTTTTTGGTTTTCGCGATAAAAAAACCGGGTTGAGACGATTCTCGAATGCTCTTTGGTGTTCGGCGCGTAAAAATGCAAAATCGACAGTTTTGGCGCCTTTGGGCTTATATTTGCAATTAGCCGACGATGAGGTTGGCGCCAAAGTGTTATCGGCGGCCACCACCGGCGACCAGGCTCGAATAATATGGGATATTGCAAAATCAATGGTCGACATGACCGAGGATTTACAAGAGGCCTTTAATTGCCGCACTTATGCGAATTCAATCGCCGGTTTTGATAACAATTCATCATTTAAGCCGATTAATGCGAAAGCCAGTACACAAGACGGTCTTAATCCAAGCGGCGTTCTTATTGATGAGGTTCATGCCCATGAGACGAATAAGCTGATTAATGTATTAAAATCAGCCACCGGCGGCAGACAGCATCCTTTGTTCTTGTTTGTTACGACCGAGGGATACAATTTAGGCGATGCTCCCTGGCCGGAATTGCGACAATTTGCGTTCCAGGTCTTGTCTGGTGTTGTTGATGCAGACTTTTTTTTCTGTCTGTTTTTTACACTGGACGAAGACGATGACATATTTGATGAAAGCGTCTGGATAAAATCAAATCCAATGATTGAGGCGAATCCTCATTTGTTGCCAAAAATCAAAGAGCTGGCAGTTGAAGCTCAGCACATGACCGGCAAGCTGGCAGAATTTAAGGTCAAGCGAGTTAATATACCGAGCGAGTCCGCTGATAGTTTTGTAAATCTTGATGATTGGAAAAAATGCAATAAGGGCGAGATAAATATCGAGGATTATTATGGTCAACCTTGTTGGGCGTCACTTGACTTGTCGGCCAAACGTGATTTGACATCTTTGCGCGTTCTTATTGAAACAGAACCGGGCGAATATGTGACATTCGGTTGGCGGTGGGCGCCGGAAAAAGGCGTTTATCATTTAACGCAAACAGGAACGAAATTATATGGCGGCTGGATTGAAAAAGGCTTGCTCATAGAAACACCGGGCAAAGTTGTTGACCAGTCTTATATGTTTAAAAAAATATTGTGGTTAAAGGAAAAATTCAAGCTGATTAAATTAGCTGTCGATGAATGGAACGCAATAGAATTGATTAACAAGCTGGAACAGAAAAAAGTTCCTTATGAGGTTTTCAGGCAAGGTACAAAATCATATCATCCGGCCATTAAAAAGTTCGAGGAAGTTTATGTAAATCACCAATTAAATCACGGCGGTGATGAGTTGCTTTCATGGTGTGCTGATAATTTGGTGGTGCATTATGACAACAATGCAAACATGAAACCGGACAGAAAAAACAGTAAAAGCAAAATTGACGACATTGTGACGTTGATTATGTGCTTTGGAATGGCTATAAAACACAAAAAACCAAAATCATTCGATGATATTATTAACAACATCACATCGGTCAAACTATGAATTTTAACTTTTTAGGGCGATTTTTGTTCGCATCAAACCAAACCAACAAAGAAGGGTTTCAGAGCAGTTCTCCGGCCCGGAAAGGCTTTGGCCGGGCAAAAAGTCCATCATTTGATGCCGCATTGCAATCATCCTCCTTTTTTGCGGCTTTGAGGCTTTGGTCACAGGTGATATCGTCCTTGCCAATAAAATTCTATAAATCTGACGGAGATAATTGGATTGAGGATTTGCAATCATCTTTGTCTTATTTATTTTCGCGAAAACCGAACCGGTATCAAACAAAGCCAGAATTTTTCGCGACCATGATAATGAACCTTATGGGTCATGGAAATGCTTATGCTTTAATTGATAAACAGTCAAACGGCGAAATCATTTCACTTTTGCCGCTTTATGCCGGGCAGGTTGCTGTCAAAATATTAAAAGGCGGAAAGAAAGTCTTTTGTTACACAGACGGCACCAATGTCAAAGTTATCCCGGAGGAAAAGGTTTGGCATTTAAAGATTTTCGGAAACAATGTCATCGGCATGGCTCCGCTTCATTATGGTGCGAATGCCATTGGCCTGGGCTTGTCAGCGGAGGAACGACAGACGCAAGTTTTCGACAATGCCAGCAAGCCGTCAGGGATTTTAACCTATGACAGCGAAATGGAATTAACCGATGAGCAAAGAGTACAGCTTAAAAAGGAATTTTCTGATTTAAAAGAGGGCAAAGAAAACGTCCTTATGACAATCGAGTCCGGCTGGAAATATCAACAAGTTGGGTTGAACCCTGATGATATTCAGCTCCTTGAAACAAGAAAATTTCAGGTCGAGGACGTTGCCAGGTTTATGGATGTTCCATCTGTTTTGATTAACGATACAAATTCCTCAACGACATGGGGTTCAGGTATTGGCGAGATTGTTAATGGTTGGGTGAAATTAAGCGTCATTCCAGTTTTAACCAACATCCAGACAAGCATGGAGGTTAATTTGCATCAGGTTGAAGATAGCAGAAGAACTAAAATTGAATTCGATTTGGATGAATTGCTTAAATTGTCCAGAAAAGAGTTGGCTGAGGCACATCAGAAAGAAGTTAATAGCGCGGTTCTGTATCCAAACGAGGCCAGGGCTGAGAGAAGATTGCCGCCTGACGATTATGGGAATCAGCTTTATATAAACACGGCTCTTCAGCCTTTGTCACAGCACATGGCAAATCCAGAAAATAAAGGTGAATAAAATGCAGTTTAAACATTTAGAGGCCAGGGGCTTCAAGTTTGATGAAAAGAATAGAATTTTCGAGGGTTATGCCTCGGCTTTTAACAAGGTTGATTCTTATGGCGACACCATTATTCCGGGCGCCTATGCAGAAACCATCAAAAGGGAAGAGGGCGAACGCAAGATAAAAATGAGGTGGAATCATTTTGGCCCGGTTATTGGTAAATGGCTCGAAATGAAAGAGGATGATTTTGGCTTGTGGGTTAAAGGTATGCTCACGCCGGGTCATTCTGTTGCCGAAGATACTTATGCGAGTCTGTTGGCTGAATCCATTGACGGATTGAGCATCGGATGGTGGGCTGAAAATGAAAACATGGTCAAGAATAAGCATGGCGGATATGATTTACATAAAATTGAGCTCCATGAGATTTCTGTTGTTGAAGACCAGGCCGATTTGTACGCGGCTGTCGGCTCTGTTAAACAGCACATCGAATCTCTGAATGGAGAACGAGATATTGAAAGATTTCTTCGAGATGAAGCGAATCTTTCGGTTGTAGCGGCGAAGGCACTTATAAGCCGAATAAAATCAGGACATCGAGATGATGATGCTGGAAATATTGATTGTGCAAAACTTGAATTGAAATTTTAAAAGGTAAAAATTATGAACAGATATAAAAGTGAGCCCAATAATGACCCTGGCATTAAAAACGCCGAAGCATTATTGGAGCAGGTAAAAAACCAAGCCGAGAGCGTCTTCGCTAAGTACGAAGAAGAAGTTCGTGAAAATGGCAAGGCCACAGAAAAAGTTCGGGCTGACTTTAAAGAGTCACAAGAAAAATTCGCCGAGCTGACTAAGGTCGTTGAAGACATCAAGGCTAAAGCGACTGACATGCAACAGCGCATGTCGGATTTCAAAGAGTCCAGCTCATCTCCTGAAACTATGGGTTCGACCTTTGTTGGCTCTAAGCAATATCAAGATTATCTTGAAGAAAAAACAGAGCAAGTCAAGGTCGGTTGTAAAAATACCATTCTCGGAGAATCATCTTCGAACCCGAATGGCATTTTAACGCAAGCCGAGCGGATGGCTGGCATTGTTCCAATGGCACAACGAAGACTCAATATCCTGGATATTATCCCGGTTGGCGGCACTTCTGCGAACGCCATTGAATACGCTCAACAAACCACCGACACCAATAATGCGGCAGAAACAGCCGAGGGCGAACAAAAGCCTGAATCAGATATTGATTTCTCATTGGTGACAGAGTTTGTTCGAACCATTCCGACATTTCTGAGAATTTCAGAGCAAGCTCTGAAGGATTCTGAATACGTTGAATCGTTCATCAATGCTCGCCTGGGTTATTTTGTTCGCAAGAAGTTACAGACCCAAATTTTGGTCGGAAATGGTACGGCGCCAAATCTGAGCGGACTGTTTAATACTGGCCGACATACTCCGTTCGTCGGCACCGCCGGTGAGCATCAGCTTGACAGTATTAGCCGAGCGAAAGAACAGGTTATTCTTAATGATTATGACCCGAACACAGTGTTCTTGAATCCTGAAGATTGGGGTGCCATTGAGCGTCTGAAAGATACCTCTGATTCGTATCTTGGAGGCAATGGTGGCGCGATTTATTATCCTGGTTCCGGTTTACCTCCACAATTATGGGGGTTGAACGTTGTTGTTTCCAATGATGTGCCGGCTGGTAATGGTTGCGTCCTGGATATCAATGCTGTTCAGTTGGTTATGCGAGAAGATGTTGATATCAAGTTCTTTGAGCAAGATGCTGACAACGTTCAGAAAAACCTCGTGACCGTTCGCGCTGAATTGCGTGCTGGTTTGCTGGTTTATGATGTGCCGGCCATTGTGTACGGAGATATCACTCCGACCGTTTAATATTAACCATTAACCGGAGAAAGGGAGCGCGAGCTCCCTTTTTTGATTATGAAAAAAGATTATTACAAATCAAAACAAAAAATTATCGTTTCATCTTTGGGCGGTGTGATTAACAAGGGCGATTTATTGGATAAGAATACTCATACCGATAAACTCCATAAAGATGGATATTTGTGTGTCAACAAGGCAAACGAAAAGCCAAAAGAAAAAGAAAGCAAACCCGAGCAAAAGACGGGAAAAGAATACAATACAAAAGTCATAAAAGATAAACCGAAAAAATGAAATACAGCACTCAAGTGATTCAGCCTCCGTCCTATTTGCCGGCAGATGTCGCGGACGTAAAAAAGGCGTTAAATATAACCAGCACAAATCAAGACTTCATTATTGAGCAAGCCTTGAAATCGGCGGTTATTGAGGGTGAGCATCGCTCTGGACATCATTTTGCTGAGCGCGAGTTGGTGTTGCATGTGAGCGACATTTGTGAAATGTTTGAGTTGCCGGTGCATCCAGTTTTTGAGATTGTTTCGATTGAGTTTTGGGATGGAGCCGGTTGGTCTGTTTTTACAGATTATGAGGAAGATTTAAATTCAAAACCTCCATTGATTTGGTTCAAATCATTGCCGGCTGTTAGTGATAAATTAAAGCCATATAAAATCACATTAAAAACCGGCTATAAATCAGACCAAACACCGGAAGAGCCGGAAAATATTCCAGATGACATAAAACAAGCGATTATCTTTTATGCTTGCCAGCATGTCATCTATGGGGGCGAAATAAGCGAGAGAGCGGTTAAGGCGTTTTCAATGATGCTGTCAGCTTATAAGGTGCTGAAACTATGAGAACAGGGATAATAAAAATAAGCGAAGTTTTCATTGAGGAGATGGGAGCCAAAAAGGTTTCACAAATATTCAATGAGATTGGTTTTGTGCCTTTGGATATAAAATGGTCTCCGCCGTTTGTTGGGGTTGCCGGTGTTGGAATTTATATGGGTCTGTCTGATTTGTTTGATTATGTGGCCGAAGGGGATGTCATTCCCGAATATGTTTTGGAAGTGACAGAACAAAAATCAAAATTTAAAGTCAAGGTTAAAAAAAATGAGTAAAAGGCTTGAACACAGGCCATCTGATTTCAGGCATCAGATAACATTGCAAAGTTATGTCGTTAGCCGGGATTCGGAGGGTTTGAAAACAAAAACCTGGAGCAATGTGGCCGGGCTTGAAAACTTGCCGGCAAAAATTCATTTTTTAACCGGCAAAGAGTTAGTCTTGTCTTCGCAAGTTAATTCAATTCACCGGGCAGAGGTGACAATTTATATGCCTGATGTCATGCCGGATGAATCAATGCGTCTGGTTTTTAACGGCACAAATTATGACATAAAATCTATTATTCCAGATGACACAAACAATGTTTATCTGACATTTGCAATTAAAAATGAATCAAAATGATACGCGGAACCATAAAAGTTGAAGGATTAAAAGAAGCGACTGATAAGCTAAGACAGGTCGAGAAAAAGATGGTCAAGCAAAAAAGAAACCCAGGGAGAAAAGCACTGGCATCAGGGGCGCAAATTATGGTCGATGAGGCCAAGCGGTTGGCGCCTTATGATTCAAGCATCAATGATGGAATACATATTCGCGACAATATTGGAATGAGAAGCGTCCGGACTCCTGAGGTGTATGGTTTAAGCGAAGTATTCTTTTTGAAGCCTTTCGGCTTTGATGTTTATTATTGGAGATTCAATGAGTTTGGAGGTTTAAGGACTGAGGCTTTGCGTTTTATGACTAAAGCATTCGACACTAAAAAAATGGAATTTTTGAAAGTGTTTGCCAGGGAATACAAACAAGAAATTGAACAAATAATCCGGGAGGTGAGCTCATGACTGTTTATTCTGTTTTAAGTACAGACCCAGGCGTCCAGGCCATAACAGATATCATCGAAATAAATCTGGTTCCTGAAAAATATAGTTTGCCGTTCATAATGCTTTCCTATGTGACAAAGTTGCCGGAAAACATGCTGGAGGGTGCCGATGACTTTGAGAATACTCGGGTTTCTGTTCATTGTTATGCGGATAGCCAAACACTATCTGTCGCGCTTTACAAGGCATGTCGCGCGGCCTTAAAAACAAAATTTAACATTATTTCTGTCAATGCCTATGGGGTAAAAGACCCGAGCGGCGAGGCATACCAAACTCAATTCGATGTCTCACAATGGGGCTGACATGGGTAAGCGTGCAAGCGCATTTTTTTTAATTTATTGAAAGGTGATAAAATGACTTTAAAAACACAAGGCGTCCAGGCTTATCTTTTGGACGATACTGATGCAGGAAATGAGGTGGCTAAAATTGACAAGGTGACTTCAATCACTGGTGTCGGTGGTTCGGCTGGAACCATTGATGTCACTCATTTTGATTCAAATGCTAAAGAATATCTGACTGGATTGAAAGATTCTGGAACAATTTCACTCGGGTTGAACTATGACCCGAATTCAGAATCTCATTCGGCTTTGCTCGGATTGGTCGGTGGCGACAATAAGCGGTTTGTTATTTGTGGCCCTGAAGCCACCACAGCGCCGACATTTAGCGTTGGAACTTTCACAATTCCTACAGACAGAACCACCATTGATTTCACAGCCGGCGTCCAGTCAATGCAGCTTGATTTGAATACTGATGACGCATGGCGTATCAGTTCATCATTGCAGGTTTCTGGTGATTATGTGATAACTCCGGCGGTATAATGGGTTCATTCCGTGAATTTGGGGGCGGTTGCCGCCTCCCTTTTTGCGGAATACTTTTTTTTAAAACAGGAATGAAATTATGACTAAGAAAACAGATAATAAAAACACAAACGCGGATGAAAATAAAACTTATAACTTGCTCGATTTTTGCAAACCAGCAGAAGCCGAGGAAGTGACTATTGATTACAAAGGCAAGAAGCTGAAATTTAAAATTCGCGAATTCATGTCAAGTGACAGAGAGCATTTGGCTGATATGGCGGATGAAATTGGCGCCTTGCATAAAAGAATCAAAGCAGTGGCAGATGCTAATGAAAAAATCAAAGATAAGAAAAAGCATGAAAATTATATCTTGACCGCGAGAGATACTTTGTTGCTTCAAAAATATAAGGCGAAACAAGCCTGGTTATTGTTGGTCGACGATAACGGTATGCCTTTATTCAGAAGCATGGAAGACATGATGAGTAAAATGCGTCCTGATTTGATTGACGTTGTTGCCACAGAAGTTGAAAAACATCTGAGCGGAGGTGCCAAAGAAGCGGAAAAGCATTAACAGCTTCTCCACGGCTTCGATGGCTAATGTCATTCGCCGACAGACAAAATCGCCTTGTTTCTGATGTTATAAAAACAATGTCGGCGAAAGAGATGGATTTGTGGATGGCTTGGACGGCGAAAGAGCCATCCCATTCTGAGCGAATCGAGTTAGCGGTGGCGAAGTTGTGCTATATAACAGCAAAAGCAAATTCAAAGAAAGGAGCGAACATTCAGTTGTCGGACTTTCTCACGAAAGCTGATTGGCGCGACCCAATAACAGCAGAGGCTCAAGATATGGTCTCTGAATTTTTAAAAGGTTTTACATAAGATGAATGAAATTGCAAAAATGGCGATTCGTTTGGGGCTTGATACAGCCGATTACGAACGAGGAATAACACGCGCCGAACAAAGAACAAAAGATGCGGCGGCAAAGTTATCCGGATTTTTTGCTAAGTCATTTCAGCTGATAAGCGGCGCCGCTGTTGCCGGCGTCGCGTCCTTGACGACCTTGACTGTTGCATCGGCTAAAACCAGCGCCGAAATTGGCAATATGTCAGACCGCCTGGGCGTATCGTCAAAATTCTTATCTCAATATAATCACATTGTTGAAATGAGCGGCGGCTCATTAGATAAATTCTCAAGAGGTTTGTCCTCGCTTGAGAAAACAATAAACCAGGCATTTTCTGGTTCTGATAAAGCTGTTGAAAGCCTGGAAGAAATCGGGGTTGGCATAAATGAATTGTCCGGCAAATCAGCCGAGGAGCAATTCAACCTCGTGTCCGGTGCGATATCTGGATTGTCAACACAAGCAGAAAAAGCGGCGGCGTCACAAAAAATATTCGGCGATTCATCAGCCGAAATGATTAAGGTGTTAAGCCTATCCGAGGAGCAGATTTCAGCTTTAAAACTTGAAGCGGAAAGATACGGTCGTGTCATTGGCGACCTTGAATCGACACAAGCTCAAGCATTATATGAATCGCTGGACAGAACAAGGGCTATTTCGCAAGGTTTGGCGACACAAATATCAACCGAGCTCACTCCATCAATAACCGAAGTTATCGACAGATTTAACGATTGGTTCGGCGGCCTGGCTGAAAGCAAAACCAATTTTGAGATTGCTCGGACAGCAATAGCCGGGGTCGCGGCCAGTGTAATGACAATTCAGTTCGCACTTCAAACAACAGGCGAAGCCCTGGGATTGTTTGTTGGAATTGTCAAAGAAACTTTTGAGTTAAGCGGCAAATATTCGGACGTTTTCCTTAAAAGAATTCAACGCGGAGGACTTATTATTTTCAGCGCGTTCAGTGAAAACGCTGATAAGGCTCAAGCTGAAATTGCAAAAGACATCTCTGAATTGGAATCAGATTTGAAAAATCCGTTTGAGAATTTTGTTGTTTCATCAAATCAAAGCCTTGACGAGTTTTATGCCAACACAGCCGAAAGGTTCAAGGGCATTGGTGAAGCTTTCACCGGAATTATAAATGCCGGTGAAGATACCGCGAAAACATTTGATAAAAAGTTAAACAAATCAACCGGGCGCGTAAACAATTCTTTCAAAGACCTCGAGAAAACTCTCGAAGGTTTAGTTAAAAAATCATTCAAAGAAGCGAAAGAAGCTCTTGATAATTTTCTTGGTGTTCAACAGCAATTTGAAACACCGATGGAAACTCTCAATCGTCAATATAAAGAACAGATTAACTATATTGGTCGATATATAGAGTTAAATCAAGGAAATGCCGATGCCCTGGCCGAGGCCGATGAATTATTAAAACGTGTCAATGAGCGTTATATTGACCAAAAAGAAACTCTTGATGGTTTATTGCCTCCAATGGAACAGCTTCTCCAGGATTTACAAGAAGAGATTGATATAAAAAACGGCACCATCACAGTCACGGACAGAATGATTGCGAAGCGCGAACTCGAGCGCATGGGCATTAAGGCCACAGCCGCCGAGCTTGATGAGTACATTGCAAAGATGGGAACATTGTCTGGCATGGACGGGGCGTTTGGAAATGGAATAAATACTTTTGAGCAGTTGATAACTGTTTCACTTGATAGCGGCGATTTCATAAAGGAAATGAAAAAAGGGTTCTCCAATATGTTCGGCCAGGGTTTTTCAGGGATGGTTGAGGGCGCCGGTTCAATAGCACAATTTGTCGGCGGAATTGCAAACACATGGAATTCAACCGGCGGCGGTGGGCGAGATACAGCCGGGCGATTATTGGAAACAGCGACAGCGGTTCTTGCTTTGATACCGGGTTGGGGACAGGCTATTGCCGCAATCGCTCAAGTTCTTGATTCTATATCGGGCGGAAAACTGTTTGGCACAAGTTTTGAGGTTGTTGGTGGCCGTTCTGAAATAAATATTGACCCGGGTGGTGTTTCTGGATTCCAATCAACAACAGAAACAAGACAGCGGTCATTTTTCCGTGGCCGTGAGGTTAGAACAACAGAAAACCCTCTTGATTCAAGCGCCATGAATCAGATTGATGAACTGTTCGAGAGCTTAAATGTTCTTATCCAGAATTCAGCTATGGCGGTCGGAAGCGACCTGGCCGGAAGCCTTGAATTAATTTCAGGCCAGTTTGTCCAGGAGTTTGATGCTGACGGCAATGTCACAAGCGAGATTTCAAACGTATTGGGAAGAACATACAATGAATCGTTCGAAGAGTTTGCTGAAAGATTAAGCGCCGAGAATATTTTGGCCGGCGTTGCCACCGAGTTTGACGATGTTGATGCCCTGGCCGATAGATTCAGAGGTTCATCAGCGGCCTTGCTTGATTTTGCTCAAATGGCTATGCAAGCCGGCGCCGATATTGCTTCTGGTCAAGGTTTGTTTGAATCAATACGCTCTGTCCTGACTATAATTGGCGACAGCCAAATGCAAAAGCCAGGCGAGTCTCTGGTTGATACATACACAAGGGTCAACCAGGCGACAAGGCTTTACGAGGAAGTTCTTGGTCAGCTTGAAATGGATTTGGATGTCACTCGGGTTGCGTTTGTCCGGTTGTCGGCTGATATTGTTGATGCCGCCGGTGGACTTGAGGAAGCGAGCGCATTATGGGGGAATTATTTATCCAATTTTTACACCGAACAAGAAAGCGCTCAAAGACAGCTTGACCAGGCCACAGCAAACCGGGATGAGATATTTGCGAGTTTGGGTATTGGTGGCGATGTAAGTTATGAAATGTTCCGAAATATGTTCGAGACTTTATTGCCGACATTGTCAGCAGAGGCGACAGCTGAATGGTTAAGAGCAGCTCAAGCGATAACCGATGTTACAAGGGCAGAAGAATTGTTGGCTGATGCCCGAAGCGATTTAACCGATATGATTTCCGGCCTTGAAAACGAGCTGGAAAGAATGGATTTATCGCCATTTGCACTTTCAATCCGAGATGCAAGCGAAGCATTCCGGGAAAATATGCTGACAGCGCAAAGATTGGGGGCGACTCAGCGCGATATGGCGACAATACAAGCTCACGCCACAGCACAGATTCGTCAGGCGATAGCTTTACTTGAGGGCGATATCGCATCATCTATTGTCGGCCTTTACGGCACCCAAATTGACCAAATTGATGAACAGATTGCCGGGCTTCAGCAACAAGGGAGTCAGATAAGCAATATCAACCAGGCTAATCAGCAAAGGTATGAGGCCGAGTTGCAAGCAATAAAAAATATTCATGATTTTGTTGATAGTTTGTTGTTGGACAGGAACTTATCTCCATTGAATCCTGAACAGCAATTCAATGAAAGTTATGCTCAATTCATGGAAACATACGCCGCCGCTCAAGGTGGTGATGTCGATGCCTTGAATGCCTTGCCGGGTTTGGCGCAAACTTTACTCGGTTTCGGCCAGGATATGTTCGCAAGTTCTCCGGAATATACTTCTCTGTTCGAGGAAATAACCGGGATGCTTTCATCCCTTGATATGCCCGACTCTCCCGAGCAAGTTATTATCGGCCAAAATCAGCAGTTAATAGATTTAACTCAACAGCGATTAGATTTAGAGCGCGATGCACAGCTTGGCGAGCGCCTGGCCGCTGTCACAGCATTGGCCGCGCAAATTGGCGAATTGACATCAGTTACCGGGGAGTCATTCACTTCGTTGGCTGAGCGCCTGGGCTTGCCTATTGAGCAATTCTTGGGCGATTTGGGAATTAGCCTGGATAACATGACAGCGGAAACAGTGGTTTCGCTTGGCAATGTGGCAAACTTGCTCGGGATTGAGTTGCCGGAGATTGCTGATGCTGTTGATGTAAGCCTGGGCATGTTAAACGACCAAAACAGCTTATTCAATGAGGCTTTGAATCAGACTATTGACATGCTTCCAAACAGCTTCAGAGCACAGCTTGAACCAATATTTGAACAGCTTGAGCAAACCACAGACCCGACATTACAAGAGGAGCTGATGGCGCAATTTATTGAAATCGCGGATGGGTTGCCAACAGACCAACGAGATTTATTGGCGCCATTTTTTGACCAAATTGACCCAATAAATGAAGCACAAGCGCAAATTGACCAAATGATTGAGATAAATTCAAGCAATAAAGACATTCTCACCGAGATAACTTCTGGAAATGCCGAGCAAGCATCACAATTAAATAGCGTTTATAATGAGCTTGATGAACAAACAAAAGAAATCGGACTTATGACAGACGCGGTTAAAGACTTAGTATTTATTCTTGAGCAAGGTGGATAATGAGCATCCGGAATGTTTACGTTGAAATTGAGTACACAGGAAAAGGAACTCAAGTTATAAGATTTTCAATTTATCCTGACAAAAATTCTGTCGGCGCTTTGGTTGGCAAAATAGAGTATCAGGTGAATGTCAGATGGTGGACGCAAAAAGAAACAACGACGGCGCAATTCGGGCAAATATCTATCGCTAACAATGACGGAGAATTTGATTGGCTTATTGATACCGATGCTTCAAAGGTTGTTATAAAAGAGGTCTATGATTCAAACTTGCCAGGCGCGACAGTTTTAGCCACAGCATACATCCAGCGTTTTAAACATGACGGCGATAAAATAAGCATAATCCTGAAAGATAAATCAGAAGAGCTGGACAGGGCTGTTCAAGACCAGTTATATCCGGCAAGCGAGACATCAACAGTTTATCCTTATCCGACGATTGATTATTACGGAAAAACAGGAACCAGAAAACCCTATTCAATGGGTCTTGTTTACTCTGTTCCTCCGGTTTTAATTCACCGTCCAACAAACGAGTATCAATGGCATCATGAAGATTGTTATCTTATTGATGAGGTTTACGATAACGGGAAAGCGGTTATATATGCTGATACAGGTGATGGGAAATTTGTCCTATCAGCCGACCCATTAGAAAATGGAGTTGTTACTATGGACGGCAGAGGAGGAAATCTTTCTGGAGGCACATGGCCGAACAGTCCGGATGAGATTTTGCCTGAATTGTTTTCAGATTTAGGATGGACTGATTATGATTCTTCTAATGTCGCATCATTAAGAAGGAAGCCTCAATATGGTGGAGGAATTTTTAGAGTGAAGCTGGGGTTTCATATATCGCCTGATGATAATATAACAGCTAAAGAATTATTGAATTGGATTTGTGATTCTTTTAGCGGATGGCATTATATTGATAAAACCGGGACGCTGATTTTTGGTTATTTGGAAAAGCCATCATCATCACCGCCGCATAAATTAAATGAATATAATGTCATTGATACCGTTAAGGTTATTCAGGACATGGCACCAAATATAACAACAAAGGCCGGCGGAGAGAGAAACTGGAAAGTATTGGATTCGAGTAAAGTGGCCTATACAGTTCCTCAAGATTTGCAAATGTCTTTGACTCAACGTCACAGAAAAGTTACTGAAGCGACACCGACACTCCATGAGTTTTATACTGATAAAAAAGAACCTTTCGATGGCTTGTTTCCTGGGGCTAGTCAGCCTGGGTTTTTTATAAACAGCATAATCGATATATACAGCGAAAAAAGGAACTTCTATCACTTTAAATCAGATACGTTGTTTGATATTGGTGACGATATAGAATTCACATATCCGAAAGCTGATTTGGATACCGGGAAAAATCTTGTTTGTGTTGGCTATAAAATTGACTTTATTGCCAATGATTATGAATTGACTTTATGGGGTTGAAATATGTCGCTGTTTGTTAAATATGATTCGATAAGACGCCATGCGTTATCAGTTAGCCATCTTGTTCAGCCGGGTGTTGTATTGACACAAGAAACTTCGGATAAAAATTTATATCATCGTTCTCAGACGAAAAGTTATAGATTCAGGGTTAATTCTCAAGTTATTCCACCTGATATAAACAGAATAACAGTATTTCTCGATGATAATATGCCGACAATAAATACATTGGCATTTTTAATGACGAGAGGAGTTGCCTTGCCTGGGTTTAAGTTACAAGATGCATCTGGAAATAATTTGTCAGTTTCTAATATAAATCAATATATCTTCAAAAGATATTATAATGATTTGACATTTCATTCTTATTTGTTCACTTTTGATAGTTTATCAGGAGTTAGAAGAGTTGTTTTTGAATTCCCTCTGACATCAACAAACCCTCAAACTGTTTATGAGATTGGAACGGTTTATGCCGGAAAAAGATTAGAATCAGAAATACATCCAAAATCAATGAAAATTTCGTTCGGGGCTCAAGGCTCAAAACAAAGAACAAGGGGAGGGCAGATATCGGCGGATAAAAATAATAGTTATATGAACCTTGATTTCAAAGCTGTTGCAAAGCCATTGAGTTTCGTTTCAGAAAATTATTTTGATTTAAACTATCAGGCATCAGTTTCAGAGCCTATAATTTTTATTCCCGAGTTGAAAAAAGATGTTTTGTTGTATGGTACGCAAAAAAAACCATGCGAGGCGAATTGCGTTGAAGCAAAAAATAGCGACCAAGAGTGGTATTATGAAACAAAATTTTCACTTGAGGAAGAGTTTTAATGAATGTTCTGAGGTGCATTGACACAATAAAAAACGCTGAGGGTCGCAAAGTTAATATCGCCGGGTTGCATATTCCGTATCTGGATTCGCGCGATGTCTGGACGATTGGTTATGGGCAAACCCGGCTTAATGGCGAAAAAGTCACCGGCACCACAAAGCCAATCACAGAGGAACAGGCTTTGATGGAGTTGAAAATTTCATTTGTTGATGCTGTTTATGATGCCGAGCAATTTATAACATTATTTCACGAGCTGAATGATGTTAGGCAAGAGGCGCTTACTGAAATGGCTTTCCAGTTAGGAGGGCCAAAACAAAGAGGCTTCGTCAAGGCCAGAGCCGCCGGTAATATGCGCGATTATGATACTATGGCGGACGAGTTGCTTGATAGCGCCTGGCACGGCCAGACGCCGGCCAGGTGCGAAAGAATTGCTAAGATGGTTCGGACGGGTGTTCATTTTTTAGATGATTTATAAAGTTTCTTTTTAAGCCGGTGATTCCGAACCCGGCATTTGTTTGAACAGAACCGTTTGTTTTCATAGCCTATAAATGGGGCGCCGCAAATTTCACATTCGCCTTTTTCTTTTTTTCTAAGCGATTGAAGTTGGGTGCCGAATTTTTCTGATTTAGACATTATTCACCTCGAAATATCCGTGCAAATTCAAAATCTGTTTGTGAGTTAAATGTTCTATTTTTATGCCATCATCGAGCGTGCTATTTTCAAAGTTATCATCGGGCATAATGTATGAAACCATTTTTTTCAATGCGCCGAGGCCTTGCTCGCCGACATACTCCTCGGAAACCGATATAATTGAAATTTTACCGAGGTTTCGGCCTTTTATTTTTAAGGGCTTTGAAAGTTGATATACAGCGCCGACACATGACATCGGGTGGCCGAATGTTTTTATTTGATTATAAGTGTTCATTGTTTTCTCCGTGGTAAAAAATAGCCGGCCAAAATAGCCGGCTTTGTGGTTTATTATTCTTCGGTGTGCTCCATTAGCACGCTCAAAAGGTGGTTGTAATCTCGCGAGGTTGCATCTTCTAAAACTTCATCAATCCAATCTTGCGAAAATCCTTGCCTTTTAGCCGCATTGCTAAAGGCACCCATGAGGGCGAAGGCATTGCCATCAAGACCCTCGAGTTTAATTTTTACTTTTTTATCGTTTGACATAATTTACTCCTGGTTGTGGTTAAGTTATGCCCGGCAAACCGGACACATTGAATATTTTCCCAAAGGGTAAAAATACTCGCCGAGGTCATCGGTGTGGATTTTTTTCCTCTTTGGCTCTCGGTTAAAAGGTGGCGCGATAAAAGTTACAGTATTTTCGGTTCGGCTTAAAATTGTAACATCAAGGTTATAATTTGAACCGCCTTGCATGTGAGTTGTTCGCGTTGTGTTTGCTTTAAAAGTGTTCATTTGTTTACTCCAGGTTGTGCCGGGCGTGAGCCCGGCGTTATTGTTAAAGGCGGCCACCATCCTCAATCCAGCATCCACCGAGGTCACTGTAATGCTTCTCGGTTATAAGCCGGTGAGGGCTTTTATCAACCGGCGTTGAGCGTATTGTTATATCACTCATTTCGCCGCGAGTTAAAGCGTGGTTTTTAATTTGGGTTGCTTGCTCAAGGGTATCACATTCGACCTGATAGACGTTTGTTTTGCCTTTGGCCATTCCCCATCCGCTCATAAAGTTATCGTTCATTTTTACATAAAATGGCATTTTTAATCTCCGGTTGTTGTTAAAGAGGCCGCCGGTTAAAGCGGCCAGGTTGTTATTCGTGCAATTTTAAAATAAGGTTCTCTTTTTTTAATGCGCCTTCCAAAAGCCAGGTATCAAAGCACGAAAAACCTACAAGGGGGCGCATTATTAAAATAAAATCGCCAAAACATTCATGAAGGTAATCCGAAACTTCTTCCATGCTGTAAAGCTTGTCAGAAAATGGAGCGCCTGTTTTTTTGTTTTCAAGCGTATAATAATAACTCATTTGTTTAATCTCCTTTGTTAGTTAGTTGTTTTATCAATTTATATAATGATTATAACACAGATGCGCAAGCATTACAAGTAATTTCCATCAGATATAAGAGGTTGTTAATGTTAAGGTGTATTTTTATTCATGGTTTCAATGTATATGACGGCGGCGCCGGAACTGTTGATATGGTTGCATTGCTGTTAAAGCAAAGGAACCCGGACACGGTTGAAATTGATACCGATAATGCTGATTATGGTTGGCATTTTTTAATCCGCGTTCATTTGTGGATATTGCGACGCCGGGCTGTTAAAAGGATAAGAAAGGCGCTTGATGGTGTTGATGTAGTTGTCACTCATAGCAATGGCGCCAATTATTTCATGAAAGCCGTCAAAAAATTATGCAGGCCAAAAATGAAAGTTTTTCATCTTTCTCCGGCATTAAACCGGGGGCGCAAATTCAGAGAATGTGATGGCAAAAATCATGTCTTTTTCACTCACCATGATAAAGCGGTAAAATGGGCCAGGTGGATTCCGTTTTCATCCTGGGGCGACATGGGGCGACATG